CTCAAGAACAGCTGTTTGATTTGCTCCACTGAGTATTGCGTAGTTATTATTAAAACTATTTCTTAACCTATCAATAGCCTGTTCACTTAAACTTCTGTCTGTTTTTAAAACTCCACTTAATTTTGCTCCATTAGAAAAGAAAGTCCTTCCGTATTCCTCCACCGATTGACCCCAACTTATTGCGTTTGCGTTCTGTTCAATAGGACTCAAACCAACAATTCCACCATCAACTTGAGTGTTTCCCTTAGCAGAATTTACATCTGTTATCAATTTAAAATGTAACATATTATCAGATTCAAATGTTCCAGCTTCTTGGTCTGATGTATAATATACCCTGTTATCTCTAAAGTAAACAGTTACTCCAGCATAGTTCAAAGGCAATAATTCAATTGGTCTGCCCGCATTGTTTCTAACAATTCTCACATAAGAATTTCCATTGCAAAGCAAGTCCATCATTATTTTTTCAATGAAAGTAATTTTATTTTGATAAGTGTTTGGAGCGTATTTTAATAAATAAGAAAGGTCATTTTCAATTTCAACTATATCTCCGTTTGCTTCTTTTCTGCAAACCTTGACTGGCAGTGATGAAACCGATTCGCTCAACAATCTCATTGCAGCCCAAACCGCTGAGAATGTTAAAGCTGATGAAGGAGAAACTGCAATTTTGTTTCCAAATCCAAAGTTATAATTTATACTTCTTTGAGTTTCTTTTTTTGGAGTTGATGAAAAGATGTTTTGAATTGAGTTCAGTATGCCCACTATATAATTTTTTGCAATTATACTAATAAACAAACTATTTTTTATGCAGCATTGTTGCCTTTATTTTTCTATCTCTGCAAGCTCTAAATGAATTATAGTCAGAATATTTTCTTTTACCAAACAACTCAATGTGTTCTTGTTCCAAAGATTCGTATGCTTCTTTTAAATATTTATAGTCTTTAGCTCTTTGCCAAAACTCTCTAATAAATCCATCTGCTGAATAAATTTTTATCATAATATTAAAAGTCCTCTTTGGTCATAAACCGAATTTATATCTTCCTCAGTCATATAAGAACCAAGCGCCATAATTAAAGCAACAACCCCATCAATCTTTTCAGTTGACTTTGCTTTGTTTGGTTTTATATTTCCAGCAGGATCTTCTTGCAAAGCAATGTTTGATAACATCCAACTTAATACAGGACTTCCATTGTGAATGATTTGTTGTCCCAAAATAAGTTTCTCCAATTCTTTAGTTGGTGCAGACATTGATTGAAAACCTTGTCCAAAAGGCTCCATTGGAACACCTTCATTTGTAAGGTCAATAACTAATTGAGAAGCGTTCCATCTATCATAACAAATTGATTGAATCCTGAACTCCATTCCAATGTCCATGATTTTTTGTTTTATGAAATTATAGTCAGCAACATCTCCATCAGTTGCAATGATGTTGTTTTGTTTTATCCAAGTAACATAATCAACTTTGTCTCTTTCACTTCTTTTCTTTGCGTTATCTTCAGGAATAAAAAAGTAAGGAACAACTAAAAACTTTTCTCCCTCTTTAAATAATAACACAAGAGCCGAGATGTCCCTTGTTGAAGCTAAGTCCAAACCAGCCCAACATTCTTTTCCTTTTAATTTTTCTAAATCAATTTCTCCTTGACAAAGTTCCCATTCTTTTGCACCTATCCAAGCAGTTTGAGAATCAGTCCAGATGTTTAACATTAATCTTTTGAAAGTGTTCTGATAAGAAGGAACATCAACAGCTCTTTTGGATTCTCTTTGCATGTATTCCTTTCTCAAACTTATTCCATAATTAGGATTTGATTTTTTCCAAACTTCCTCATCAGTTATGTCATCATCTGGGTCTGCTTCATAAATAGCAGAATAAAAAGTTTCATCCTCAATAACTCCATCCTTTACTTTTTTCGCATAGTCATAAACTTCATAACAAATAGATTGTCTATCATAACCCGCTGTTGTTATTGCAATACACAGAGGCTGCTGACGACTTCCTGTAGATGTTAATAGTGTGTCCCACAAATCTCTGTTTGGTTGAGTGTGTAATTCATCAAATATTATACAGTTAGCATTAAATCCATGTTTGGTTTTAGAGTCCGAACTAATAGCTTGATAAAAGTTTCCTTTACTTTCATTTGTTATTGAGTTCCTAAATACTTTGGCTCTGGAAGTCAGTTCCTCATTATTTAAAATCATTTGTTTTGCTATCTCAAAAACAATTCCAGCTTGAGCCCTATCTCCAGCAGCTGAATAAATTTCAGACCCTCTTTCTGAGTCCGCAAAAAGCATTAGGAGTCCTAGTCCAGCACAAAGTGTCGATTTGCCGTTTTTTCGTGGCACCTCTATAAAGGCAGTCCTAAATTTTCTTGTTCCATTTTCATTTTTCCATCCAAATAAATCTCCCACAATTTTCTTTTGCCAATCTTCCAATAGTAATGGTTCTCCATGAAGTTCTCCTTTTGTATGACTACAAAATGTTTCAATGAATCCAATGGCTTTGGAAGCAGCCTTTTTGTCAAAATAATAGTTAGTCAAAATAATTATTTATTTGAGTATTAGTTATTTTTGTTGGAGCAGAAATTGAAGCTCTTGCAACAGGAGTTAATCCAAATTGAGTTGCAAGTTTTAAAGCAGAAGCAAGAGCATCTTTTGCAATTTTTTGATAAGGAACAGCTTGTGTATGTTTTAAAGTCCCATCTGCATTTCTAAAAGCTTGTATCCTTCCTTTGTTTCTTAACATAGTTTCTGTTTCAATATACAAAGACATTTCATTACAATAAGCAGCAATAAGTTGAAGGTCCACTTTGTGAAGCATTCCAATATTAAAAAGTTGTTCTGAAACTTTCTTCCATTCCTCTTTTCCTATTTCAGACAACCATTCAGGAGCTTCTGGAACATTTGAAACAACGTCAACTTGCATTTCATTTTCAAGAGTTCTACATGGAACTGAAGTTCCTTGCATGTCTTTAATTTTTGTAGGTAATTTCTTTCTTCCTTTCCCCATTTTTTTATATATTAGCACCTCAATAGTTCTTATAAATATAAGTAAACAATAGGCCCATCCTCTGTTTACTGATTAAACACAGGAAACACCTGTGTTTTTTTTATTGAATTTTTTCTGCTTTTTTTCCTGTAAAATGTTCCCATCTTGTTATAATGACTTCACAATAAAATTCATCTAGTTCCATTCCATAACATTTCCTTCCAAGTTTCTCAGCTGCAATCAATGTTGAACCACTTCCTAAAAAGAAATCCAAAACTATCTCATTTTTTTCACTACTACTTTTTATAACTCTTTCGCACAACTCTATCGGTTTGGGGGTTGCGTGTCCTCCAGACATTTCTCTTTCTTTTGTTGATGTTCTTTGAATATTCCAAACATTATTCATATTGTCGTGAGTATTATTAAAATATGCTCTTGATTTTTTCATGTTTTCTAATATTGAGTTGCTTTCTTTTTTAAGTTTGGTAAATTCTTTTTTAAATGCTTTCCCATTTGATGCATTTTGTAATTTAATATAATGTTCTTTTGTTGGAACTTGAAATTGAGACTCTGTAAAATAATGTGTAGCAGATGTTTTCCCTGTTATTTCAACAACATCTTTACTTTTCCATCCCATTTTATTTCTTTCATTAATAAAATAATTTAGAAGTTCTCTCCATTCTTCAGGAAATTGATTTTTATTTTGAACTATTTTTTCTTTACCCATCATTATAAATAAACACTTTTCATCTGCTGTTGCATAACTTCTTGTTAGTTCTGAATTTTGTCCTTGTCCACTTCCTTTGTTCCATGTAATTAGATTTCTAAATGTTAATTTCTGTTCTTTTGCATAAGGTCTTAATATGTGAGAATAAATATCCATAAGTGGCTCATCTATGCCCCAACAATAAAAACTTCCATTTTCTTTTAACTGATTAAATTGTAAAGGTATCCACTCATTGTTAAAATTTAATAAATCATCATAATTAAGATTATCATTTAAAACTCCATCATTTTCTTTTTTCATTCCATATGGAGGGTCGTTGTGAGCTAATTGTGCTTTTTCTCCATTCATTAATTTTTCTACATCATCAGAACTTGTTGAATCTCCACACATAATTCTATGTTCTCCAAGTTTCCAAATATCTCCTTTCACAACTCTACTTTCTTTGACTTCAGGAATTTCATCATCATCAATATTTCCTTCAACAACTTTTTCTTCTTTTTCAAATAATTCATCAGGAGTGAATCCCCATTCAATCAATTCCTCATATTCAAAGTAATCTTTTAAAAGTTCATCATCCCAGCCACCTGTGTTTTTATTCAAACGAACATTCAATTCTCTTTCTTTGTCTAGTGTTAAATCTAACTCTACACAATCAACCTCAGTGTTTCCCATTGATTCCCAAACTTTGACTCTTTGATGCCCTCCAATTATTATGTTTTCCCTTTCTTTATTTACATTCACAAGAACAGGGTCAACCAAACCAAATCTTGTCAAACTGTCTTTCAAATCTTGTTCCTGAACTTTAGTTAGTTTTCTTGGATTGTATTCCGCTCTTATTAAATCTTTTATCTTATATTTTTTTATTTTCATTTTAATTTTTGGTTTTAGTTTGAACTTAAACTGTTATTGATATACCCATAGCTCTAATTTTGCATATAACAAAACGAAAG